GTCCGTTCCCCTCATAACACCAGAACCACACTTAACGGCTTCAAGACAACGAGACAGGACTCTCCTCTCCGATTCATTACAACAATGGTCTAAGAAACACGAATTTTGAAACTCCAAGGCCGGCACTGAACAGTGCTGATCCCAGCGACTCGCATCCGCGCCTAAACCCACTGGATCTATGAACCCTGCCCACTTCTCAGCTATGATCCTACCTCTCTCCGCAGCATTAAGTCCCTTCATAACAACTTTCCTCCCAAAAACCCTATCAATGGCTTCAAATAGAGCATGCTCCCTGTGTGCATTAATGCTCCCCTCAACCACATTCGCTACTGGACTCACGGGAAGAATCGCTCGCGGCACTGGGTCCTTCTTGATGGTGAAGTTTAGCTTCTCGTCCTTCACAAAGCCTTTGACCACAAAATCCTCATCAGACAAAGCCCTCTCATTGAGCGTAGCAACAGCTGCTCTATAGATGGCGCGTTTCCTCGCATCCTTGTACCTACCTGGAAATTCATCCAGGGACATGGCCGGGATTCGACGCATATGCCTATTGAGTTTTGAGCGGAACTTTTGACAATCGTCAAAGGCACCATCAACAGGTTTCGGGGGAGTGACGAACTGCCCCCTAGAGTCTTTCACGAAATAGACTCTTTCCAACAGTGCACCCTCTATGTTCACTAGAGAGTTGTTGTGGACACCAGGTTCACTAGGTGGAGCTACGCAACCTACTTGGATTATGAACCTAGCCTTTCCGTCGGAGACCCAAGTCTTCACCTTGATCTGTGAGTGGACAGCAGGGGCGTCTACCAAACGCGCCTTGCTCGGGTCACGGTCCACTCCAAGGATCTTACCTGGGCCCCCCTAACCAGTCTGAGACGACTGGCGGCCACAAACGCCCTCAAAGAGGCGGGCGAAAGTGGACTTAACAAACGCTGCTGATTGCTGCAACGCCTGTGCCTCGATCTGTGCCTTAGACCGAGACCAAAAATAGATGGACAAGACCAGGGGCATCAACACACTGAGATCTTGTGGTCGAACGCCATCAGCCAAGGCCTTAGCCCTAGCGTGACGTTCGACTACAAGTACATTGGCCTCGTTGTGTCTTCGTTGACCCACCTCGCCCCTAACATGCCTGACGAGCCTATGCGCATAGTGAGCACGCAAAGCTCGTCGAGGCCTCCTTGCACCATCTGCACCATCAACAACCTCAAACATCAACTCGTCAGCAATAGAGTCACCCAGATCCTCCGCTTGGTCGAAACCCTGCTGGAGCAACCTGGCCTTCCTCTCCTGCGCTAACGTCAAGGGTTGCCTACCCCTGAAACGCGTCAACATCGATCGCACCGCATGCCTGATAGGAAAACTCGAATCTAAAGCGTCATCACTGCTGGCAAGGTACCCAACAGTGGCAAAAGCTAAGGTAGCATACGTGAAGTAACGGTGAAATGTAGTTGTGGCCATGATGTAAAGAAAAGTTGGTGGTGGGCACTTAACGCAGTGCCCTGCGGCTATCACGGTATCAAGCAACCGGCCCACTCAAAGCTGGAGCTTACTTCCATCAGAATTGGGAGGTACCAATCATGACATTATTAACGAGCAACATGCTGCTCGGCCTACTCGGTCGGAGGGTGTACGAACCAACGGGTCTGGCGTTTAAATGTATCTTTACCCTTTAAGGCGTCAACCCAAGGGCCCCAGGACAGTGATCA